GCCAGCACGCATTCAAGATCAAGCGCCAGTTTGTGCGCAAACGTGTCGGCAACATCGCTCATAGCCTGGATCATTGGCTCAGCGGCTGGTGGCTGGGGTGCTGCGTTCGGATAGTCGGCCCACCAATCCACGGCAGACAGAAAATCGTGCGCTGTGATTAGGTACTTGTCATCGTCATCGGGGCTCATGTCTTCCCGTGCATAGTCCGCCGAAATGAAATCAGCCTTGAAAAACAAGCGGACTTCTTCGGCATTCTTCGGCCAAGTGACAGGCTCAGGCTGCGCTTGTGGATTATTGGACTGCCTGCAAACATCAAGATACCTATTGCGCCACATATCGCTGACCTTTTCCGAATGCTCAAAAAGGAATTTGTAGTCCGGCTCAGGCTGCGCTTGTGGCTGTGCCAGGGCGGCGTGTAGCTTGCGCATAGCCGTAACGCCATAGTTGAGTGCCTGCCGGTTTGGGTGCGCTGGGTCAGTGTTGACGCCCTGGTCAAGCATTGCGTTTTTCATTGCGTCCAGCGCATCGAGCGCCTGCTGCATTACTTGTCGTGTGGTCATGCTTGCTCCTTGAGTGCTTCACGCAATGCTTCGATTGCCATCTCCACGCGCTCTTTGTCGCCGCGCATTGCTGCAAGGCGATGGGGGCGATAGTTCTCGCCAAGTTTCTCGATGTGCTCTGCAATGGCTTGGTCGATGTACTCATCTGCGCAGGACTCGACAAGCAGATCAAGCGCCTGCTGTGCTGCGGTTTGTAGTGGGGTGGTCATGCTGCTAAACCTGCTAGCGCGTTGTTGATATTCATATCCGCAATGCGAGCGCGATAAGCCTTAGCTTTGATTGCTCCGCTAATGCGATGGCGCTTTGCGTCTTTCCCCGCGCCAATCTTGTAAAGTTTGATGTTGTCGCGGCCTAAAGCATCTTTTTCCCAGCCTGAAATGTGCGCTGCCTTGGCTAGATAAAGCTCTCTGGCGTACTGCAAAACAGTGACATAGTGCAGGCCGGTTTCCTCTGCCAACTCTTTGCAGTTCATATCGCCTTGCAGCATGTGCAGGACAAGTTGTGCATAGCTGATAGCCCCGATCTTTACTTGCTTTTTGTTCTTCTGGCTCGGTGGTTTATTCATACTGCCTCGTAGTTGAAAACAAAACTATCGCCCCTGCCGACTGGCGTAAATACCTTCTTTGCCAGCCTCTTCCGGGTCAAATGCGCAAGGGTCCGCTCAATGGCATGACGCGAGTAGCTAAGCCTGCGGTCAAGCTCCCTAACGTGCATAGGAGACTCCTTGATGATGGACAGGATGTGCTCAGCGCGTGCTTCCATTTCGTCGCGTTTCGTGTGCGGTGCGGTTGGCTTTGTCTTTACTGGCTCAGGTGCGGCGATGTATCCGCTGTGGTACGGCCATGGTGCGCCCGGCGCTAGAGTTGTCTGGATCATTGTTCGTCAATCATCTTGTTTAGCTCGTCAATCTCATTAACCAGATCAACGATGCCGGTTATGTCGTACTGAGAGCCTTCATTGAGCATTGGTACTACCCTATCCCTCAGTAGCTGCGCGGCCTCCCTGCGGGCCTTACGCAGCACTGTTACCCGACCAATCTTCGCCATGCGCTCAGCATTGGAAATGTCAGGTAGCTTCATGGTCAGAAGGGTGGTTCGTCGCTGAACTCTGGGCTATTCGGCATGTCGTCAAACCCGCTGCCCTTGTTGTTGCGTGCCCATTCAGGGCTGCGCTTGATTGCCTCTTGCAGCTTTTCGTGGAATGTCGCAAACACCTTCATGTCTGGCTTGTCCAGATCAAACGTGATCTGTTCATGCACTGGTGCTGGCTTTGCGTTTTTGAGAGCGCCAGGAAGGGGGGTAAGCCCAGCGACATTGGTGTACGTCTTGCCGTTTGCTTCGCTGGTGGTAACGTTGACCATGCAATAGGCGCTCAGCAACTTGGACACATCAAAAGCCTTTGCCTCGTCCTCTGTGAAGTCGCGGCCACGCCATGCTGCCAAGTCTTTGCGAAGCCCTGCTTTCTCGTGCAGGCTGACGGTGTAGCTCTTGCTGATGGTCATAGGCATTTCTTTCCCATCGACTTCAATTGTCAGCGGGTTGCCTTGCTCATCTTCTCCGAACAGTTCCCATGCGATGCGGATCTTGTGTTGCAACTTTTCGCCATACTGGCCGCTTGTAAGTTGCGTGCCAAGGTCAATAAGAGAGTAGCAGCGGCCAATGTATGCGCCAGCGGGAACGCGCTTGAAGTTGCTGCCACCTGCGTCTGATGCGATAAAACCCATGATGATTTCCTAGTTAAAAATACCTGACTTATGGTGCAGGCGAACCAATCTAAAAAGAGGTCTTGTGATAAGCCATTTGCCAAGCAATGTGCGCGGCATAGCGGGCCGTGTGGGTGCGTCTGTAAAGTCGGTAGACGCTGATAAATGTCTTGATAGTGTTCATGTCAGGCTCCGAAGAAAACAGACGCATATCCAGCCACGCCAAAGCAAAGCACAACTACAAGAATCGCGGTCACAATGTCGATCAGCTTGAATTCATAGGCCGGGTCTACGGTCTTGACGGTCAGTCCGTCTTTGTCGATCACGTTCATTTGGCCTCCGCTACGATCTGACGACTGGCAACATGGTTGCGATGCGTGCGGCATGTAAGCTCATCGCCTTTCCACTGAGGAATGCCCTCCTCGCCGCAGATCGTGCGACCGACATAAGCACGAGAATGCTTTGCCTCGGCCTCTTCGTCGTTGGCGTAGCTGTAGCCAAGCAGGTAAATCCAGGCCAGCGCAGTGAACGCTACCATTGCCATATTGAGTACGCGATGGAGTGTCATACGATCGTCCCCGAGCGAAGAGTCAAAGTGTTAGGGCCGACAAGCTCACGGCCATCGGCCAGCGTGTAGTAGTTGTTCAGCACTGCGCCAGTGGGCAGAAAATCCGGCGCATCAAGGCATCCAGAGAAGTCACCGCGCTTGGCGTCTTGTCGGACGATTTGCTGAGTGCCGTAGCGTGTGTTGCGGCCAGTGCGGCTAGTGCACGGCTTGAAGTCGATGTGGATGTTCATGCCGACACCCCCTGAGTTTCAAGCGTTTCAATCGCGGTCCAGATCGCCTCGTGGATCTGATCCATCGGACCCTTGTTGAAGTGGTCAGCAATCGTGCAATCCATCGTGCTGAGCAGTTGCAGCGCAAAAGACTTGGAAGCGTCCTCATCACCAGCCAGATGCGTGCGGATGATTGACAGTGCAGCGTTGCAATCGCGCTCAGCCCGCTCGGCTTCAGCTTCTTCGCGTGCTTGTTGCATGGCCTGCTCGCGCTCGGCTGCAAGTTCAAGCTTGTCCCAGTGGTATTCCGCTGCGCGAGCGATGTTGTCGTAGCTCATCTGTTACCCCTTTTCGTTGTGTGTTGCGATGGGGTCAATTACATCATGCGGTGTAACTACTGTCAACACCATTCGATGAAATAAATTCAGATTCGATGTAAAAAGTTCTAGGTGCTTACCCTGAACTGTGTAAAATCACATCTGTTCAAACGGCGCAATCGCTTGGACAATGCGATCTAGAGGCTTCAAGCCTTCTAGTTTCCAGACCCAGCCGGGTCACACGATTGCGCCGTGGGAAGCTAGAGGACTTGAAGCCTTTTTGCTTTTCAGTGTCAGGGCGCACATTGACGCAGCTAACGGGCCTTAGTCGGGGCCGCACCCACGTACCGATATACAGACGCGCAGCAATGCACCGGGCAACTACCCGCTAACGATCTGTAGGGCTGGCCTTAACTTCGACGCCCAGGGGATGCAGGACTACCCACCTTCATCATCGGAGTAACCCGCAAGGGTGGTGATTCCCCCCGTATTCCCTGCCATGGGGAAGGGGGGCCTTTGGGTGATTTATAGGCATTGCACCTATTCACCGATCTATTCATGGACGCTGCAAGGGGGCGGCAAAATACCGCCCCCTTTACACGGATGCAGGCTAGAAAATCTTTGTGGCAGTCCCAACGGCCCCTGGGAAAGTCCCATTTGCAGCATAGACACCTTGGCAGTTGATCCCTTGAGCGAATCCGGTAGACGTGTTGTTGATGGATAGAAGTGTGACTGTGTACGTTGTTTGCGATGTGAAAATAATGCGCGACACCGTGGTACACGCTTGGTACGTTGTTGTTCCGTTTAGGATGCCCACGCCGTTGACGATCTGCCCTGATGAAATTTCGCCAATGTCTATGGTTGGCGGGAAGAACCTCTGCCCGTTTGCCAGTGGTATGGCGATATTTGTAGCCCCTACGTTTTGGAACATCGTTGTGATGATGTACTGCCCATTCTGTGCAATGTTCACATACAGTCCGTTCCCAGTCTGCCAAATTCCGCTGTAGTTGGCCTGAGCACTGACAGCCGCCGCAAATAAAGACAAGGCCGCAGCCAGAATAAGACGCTTCATGGTTTTCCCTTGGTTAGAACTCTTCGCCGCGCCAGACCTTCACGACCCGGCCAAAGACCTGAAAGTCCATGTCCTTGGTCACAGTCCAGTCGCGGTATTTGGTGTTTTCACTGATAACAAGCAGGCCCTGCCCAGGGATGCGCTGTAGGCGCTTCACAAACCCCTCGTCGGCCACGCGGAAGAAGTAGACGCCTTCAAAGTCCACGCTACTGACTCCAATGTCTACAAGCAGCGGGTCGCCGGGGTTGTACATGGGGCGCATCGAGTCGCCGAACCCGGTAACGATGCAAAGATTCTTGGCTGACGTAAAGCTGCGCACGTTCTTGGCCATCCACTCTGGTGACACCTGCCAGGACTCGATTACGCCTGGCTGATCCTGTAAGACCAGCCCGCCACCCATGCCCCCGCCTGTATCAAACTGCCTTATCACTATGGCGTCATTGTGCTTGGGCTTGTCTGCTTCGCTTGGCGAGCCAGGAATGACCACCGCAGGTGGTATGTCAAGTGTGAATATTGCCTGCCGATTTGTGGGTAATGGCTCGCTTATTTCTGCTAAGCCATCAAAGTAGCCCCTTGGCAGTTCTAACGAATCCTCCAGGTCTCTGGCTATCTTGGACCCGAATGAGCCAACGCCCCTCAAAAGATCGCTAACTTTGTTGGTGGCCTTCTTTGTGGCCAGCGAGATTTCCACAACCGACCAGCGGCCATCGTTTTCCCAGTGTTTTGCACGGCAGTAAGCCCGGAATCTCTCCCGGCGAAGGTCGGTTTGTGGGTCAGTGTTAGCCATACACCAATTCAACACCAAGACTTACATCGAAAAGTGTTGACTGTGTTTACATCTCCTGGTGTAATGCGTGCATGGAACTCAAGGATTACATCAAACAGATGACGCCGGAACAGCGCGAGCTTTTCGCCGTCAAGTGTGGCACTACCAAGGGCCATTTGCAAAACGTCATGTATGGCTACAAGCCATGCGGCACCGATTTGGCAGTCGCAATCATGCGCGCTTCTAAGAAATCTGTGACACGCGAAGAGCTTAGGCCGCATGACTACTGGCTGCACTGGCCCGACCTCAAGCAGCCCAAGGTGGTCGCCTGACCTAACCAAATCCCCCTTGCTGATCTGTCCGCTACTCCTTCGGACACCACCATGGATCAGCAGGGCTTCACCCCTCCGGCTTGAGTGCTGGAGGGGGTTTTTTGAAATTTCACAACCACCACTAGGAAATCCATGAACCACATCCAATCCCCACGCACTGACGACGCTGCAATTGAGCAGGAAATTGTCGCCAAAGGCCTGACAGCGCCTCGCGTGACGCCGGCTGACATTGAGGCAAACATTGCCAGCGAGCACTACTTTACGGCGCGCAATGGCGCAGACCACGCAGATGCCATCAACAGCAGCGCTTACGCGACTTCCGGTGCAGCTTTGGGCCTCCTGACATTCTGCGTCCTCGTCTTGCGCAACGGCTTCACCGTCACCGGCGAATCGGCATGCGCCAGCCCTGCGAACTTCGATGCCGAGATTGGCCGAAAGATCGCTCGCGCCAATGCTGTCAACAAGATTTGGCCGCTGATGGGCTACGCGCTCAAGGAATCTCTTTCCAAGAAGTAAGCACCTTCTACGCCCAGCAATAACAGGAGAAAAAGCCATGCTGAACGATTCGAAGCATACCGAGCGTGTACCCATGAACCTCACAGAACGTGAGTTCGTAGATTGTTGCCGTGAGGCCATGCGCTTGAACAAGAAGCCCGCCGAGTACATCCGTTTCGTCCTTCGCCAGTCGTTGTATGGAACTGTAGGCATGGCGGTAACAAATGGCAACGAAACGAATAGGGACGAATAGGCACTATGACGACAACCAAGAAATCAATGCCCGGCATCTTTTGCCACGCAGGCCGACACGTCGCCATCCTGTATCACCAGGGCAAGCGCAAGTACGTGGGCTCCTTCGCTGAGTACGCAGAGGCAGAAGCCGCGCTGCTGTACGCCAAGGCCAATCTAGACATTTACTTTCCAGCGCCTATCGAGGTCAAGACCGATGTTGTGTGCCCGTTCCATTGGGCGGAGAACCGTCGCCCCAGCATCTTTGTGCTTGATCCTAAAAACTTCCCGCCGCCGCTGAAGGCCAAGCGCGTTGACCTGACTCCGAACCGGGAAAGCCACATCACCACACGCTCTGAATCGGACCGCACGTTGGCTATTGCTGGCCGTCGATTGATGTACTAGGGGGATGACATGGAAACACTCCCATACCAACCCCACAGCCCCACAAGCCGCGCCGCTGCTGTCATGGCAGAGCCAATGGCAGGGACTGCTAAAGCCCGCGTCTTGGAAGTCATCCGCAGAGCCTTTCATGCTGGGATGACAGACGAGGAAATTCAGGCTTGCGGCATTGTCGCAAACACCCAAAGACCACGCCGCGTGGAGCTTGTACGCGCTGGCCTGGTGCGTGACAGCGGACGCACTCGCAAGACGCAATCAGGCGCTGATTCTGTTGTGTGGGTGGCTGTATGACCCACAAAAGCGAAAACCCGCAAACGGCTGTAACCGCGTGCGGGCCTTCTAACCAAGCCAACTAAGGGGATGGAATGGCTAATGTGATTTTATACAAAGACTTTCTGAGACGGAAAAAGCACAGCACAGGAGACTATGGGTTTGAGCCCGTATGGATGCCTGAATCTGCTTTCCCATTCCAGCAGGCGATCATTGAAAAATCCTTGCGAAAGGGTCGTATCGGGATGTTTGCCGATACAGGACTTGGCAAGACGCTGATGCAGGTGGTAATTGCAGAGAACATCATCCGTAAGACCAACAAGCGCGTGCTGATTCTGACGCCTTTGGCAGTGGCCTTTCAGTTCATTGATGAGGCTAACCGTATCGGTGTGTTTGACATTGCACACAGCAAAGATGGCACCTTGGCCAAGAAGATTACGGTTTGCAATTACGAACGTCTGCACCTGTTGAATGCAGAGGACTTTGAATGTGTGATGTTGGACGAGTCCAGCATCTTGAAGAACTTTGCAGGCAAGACCCGTGATCAGATCGTGGCGTTTATCAAGCGTGTGCCGTATCGTTTTCTAAGCACAGCAACCCCTAGCCCTAACGACTTCATCGAGCTTGGCAACAGCTCAGAAGCCCTTGGGTACATGGGTTACATGGACATGCTGACCAAGTTTTTTAAGAGCAACCAGGGCAGCGCAGACAGCAATAACCGCAACATTGGCGAGAAGTTCTACCTCAAGCCACACGCCGAACGTGACTTCTTTGCATGGGTCAACCAGTGGTCAGTCATGGTCAAAAGCCCTTCAGACCTTGGGTTCAGCAACTCGGGCTATGAGTTGCCTTCGCTGCATACGCAAAAGCACATCGTCAACAACGCCAATACATGGTGCATCGACGGTCAGGAATCACTGTTCGCAATGCCTGCCAAGACGATGACCGAAGTGCGCGAAGAGCAAAAGCTGACAGTCACGGAGCGATGCGAGAAGGCAGCGCAACTGGCAATTGGCAAGACCTCCGTCTACTGGTGCAACTTGAACGAGGAAAGTTCTTTGCTGTCAACGCTGGACCGTGACGCCATTGAAATCATTGGAGGTATGTCGATTGACCGAAAAGAAGAGATTCTGGTGGCATTTGCTCGCGGAGAGGTTACGCGCCTTATCACCAAGGCAAAGATGACCTCGATGGGCTTGAACTGGCAGCACTGCAACCACACAGTATTTTTCCCAACGTGGAGCTATGAGCAGTATTACCAAGCCATTCGCCGATTCTGGCGCTTTGGCCAAAAGTCAGAGGTCACATGCGACATGGTTATTTCCGAAGGCCAAGAGCGCGTGATTGAAGCCCTGGAGCAAAAGACACAAAAAGCCATTGAGCTTTACGGGAATCTTGTCCAAGCCGCTAACCGCGACTTCAGTTTTTCAGCAAAAGAATTTAATCAAACAACCCGCCTGCCGGAGTTCCTGCAATGAACACAAAAGACCAGATCATCACGCCGCAATATGCCATATACAACAGCGATTGCATGGAGGTTATGCCGACCCTGCCCAGAGAATCAATCGACCTGTCTGTGTACTCTCCGCCATTCGCTGGCCTGTACAACTACAGCAGCAGCGAGCGAGACTTTTCCAATTGCGAGAACAAAGAGCAGTTCTTAGAGCAATACGAATACCTGATTGAACAGATCGCCCGCGTGACCAAGCCAGGCCGGGTTACTGCCGTTCATTGCACAGATGTGTTTGATAACTCGTGCCGACTGTGGGACTTCCCGCACGAAATCATCCGGCTGCATGAGAAGCATGGATTTCAGTACCGCAACCGAATCACGATCTGGAAAGAACCTCTCAAGGTTCGTATGCGAACGATGGTCAAGAGCCTCATGCACAAGCTGATCGTTGAGGACTCTACGCAGTGCTTTACGGCCATGCCTGACTATGTGCTGGTGATGACCAAAAAAGGCGAAAACGCTGTACCTGTGACCCATGCCAATGGATTGACACGCTACTTTGGCGATACGCCGATTCTCCCGAACATCCTTCGCGCCTTCAACAATGCGAACGAAACCAAGTTCAACGAGGAAGAACTTTGGGAGTACCTGAAAAGCAATTTCAAAGACCACAAAGACCCGAAGTCGAACAAGCTTTCGCACTACATCTGGCAGCGGTACGCGTCGAGCGTATGGGATGACATTCGCATCGACAACGTTTTGCCGTTCAGAGACTCGCGCGAAGAGGACGACGAGAAGCATGTTCACCCGCTTCAGCTTGACGTTATCGACCGACTGATTGAGCTTTACAGCAATCCAGGCGAAGTTGTCCTAACTCCGTTCATGGGTGTCGGGTCTGAGGTGTACAGCCCCGTTTCTATGGGTCGTAAGGCTATCGGTGTTGAACTGAAAGACAGCTATTTCAAGCAAGCCCGCATCAATCTGGAGTTGGCTGGCAAGCGGTTTGATGGTGAAAACGTGTTCAAGCAGGAAGCTCTTTTTGATGTTGGCCAAGACGAAGAGGAAACCGTCTGAATGCCAAACAGGATTATCAGGGAGGCAATCTTGACAAGTGAATCAGTGTGTTCACTTGCGTGGCCGGAGGAGGTCTTTTACAGACGCCTGCTGTCCATTGTTGACGACTACGGGCGCATGGAAGCTAACCCGCAGTTGCTGCGCTCTAAGTGCTATCCACTGCAAACCGACGCTGTGCGAGTCGCGGACATTACCCGATGGATGGCTGCGTGCCAGAAGTCCGGTCTGATCCTTGTCTACGCCGTGCAAGGTAAGCAGTACTTGGAAGTGCAAAAGTTCGGCCAGCAACAGCGCACTGCTAGCAAATTCCCGCCTTTGCTAGCAAATGATATCAATTGCTCGCAAATGCTAACAAATGCTCACTTAGGCGTATCCGTATTCGGAGACGTATCCGTAGTCGTATCCGAAGGCGAAGGCGAGAAGCCGCGCAAGCGCGACCCATCACCCGCAATCGAAGGAATTCCCGCTGAACTGCTGGCCGACTATCAAGCCGTTCGCAAAGCAAAACGAGCAGGCCCGTTGACCGCAACAGCGATTGATGGACTGACCCGAGAAGCAGGAAAAGCCGGGATAACTGTTGAGCAGGCCATTCGTGCGTGCTGTGAATACGGATGGCAGGGCTTTAACGCCTCATGGTACGCCGAACGCAAGGCAACTAAGGCTACCCCACAGGGTACGGGCGAAACGGCCTACCAGCGGTCAATGCGCGAGAAGTTCGAGGAAGCCTCGGGACGCTCGCAAAAACGAGTAATCGACATAACACCTAACCAACTGGAGATTTTGCAATGAGTCTGCCTACCGTTTGGATAGACAAGATTTTTGAGAAGTTGAGCCTGCGCTATGGCCGCGACTTTCTTGGGCGGTGGGAAGGTATGCCCATCAACGACGTTAAGACCGATTGGGGTGATGTGCTATCCGGCATGGTCGAACACCCGAAGGCAATCGGCTGGGCGCTGGACAACTTGCCAGACGCGAAGCCGCCGACAGCGCAGGACTTTCGCACGCTTTGCCGCAAAGCACCGCAGCCAGAAGTACCGCGACTTGAAGCGCCACGCGCAAACCCTGAGCGCATGGCCGCTGAGCTGCGCAAGCTGGTTCCCATCATCAAGGCCAAAGGCGATGCCCTGTATGACCACAAGGCATGGGCAAAGAGCCTGCAATCAAGCCATCAGTCCGGGGTGGTGCTCAAGCCCATCCAGATTCGGTTCTACAAAGAAGCATTGAGGCTGCAATGAGAGACCACTACACACACGAAGAGCGCGAAGCAGCGCACACGCTTGACCTTGTGCGGGCTGGCGTGAACGTACCGCAGCACCAGATCATGCGGGCGCTGTGGGTATTAGGTGATGGGGTGGGGCTATGAATGGACGAACAACTAGCCGCAATCCTGGCGCACTACGTCAGCCTAGCCCAGTTACCCGAATGGAAAGCATACGTCTGGCACCGGGTCAACCAGATGGCCGAGGAATGCAGGGAGTTCAAGGAACTGCCCGATTTACTTACTAAAGAAATGAAGAGAAAAAAATGATTGATTTTGAATCGCACGTTGCACGGCTTTTTGTGAAGCCAGAGGGAAGCATAGAACGAATGGTTCATGCTGCATTGGGTATCGCTGGCGAAGCTGGTGAAGTCGTAGACGCAGTAAAAAAGCACTGGATTTACGGTAAGCCGCTGGATGTAGAGAATATCTTAGAAGAGTCCGGGGACATTCTCTTTTATGTCGCTGCGTTGTTAATCGAAAACGGTAC